TGGCGGTGCTGATGGAGGGCAGTTAGTACTTGCTTCTCAAGGATTTGATACTATGCAGATTGACAACGAGCGTGGTAGTTTTAGAGTTGTTAATCAAGCTGGAGTTGGAACTGAATTGTTTACAGTTTCAGCGAGCGGTAACGTAGGCATTGGAAGTGTTGACCCTAGTGCTCGTTTGGATGTAACAGGTGATATCGAGTACACTGGTACTATTACAGATACCTCGGACAGACGTCTTAAAGAAAACATTAACGACCTCACAGGAAGTCTCGATAAAATTACTCAATTAAGTGGTAAGTCGTACACTATGTTGGATAACGAAGAAGGACAGATTGAGTTCGGTTTTATAGCTCAGGAAATTAAAGAAGTGTTCCCTGAAGTTGTTAAAGAAATACAAAAGTACGAAATAGATGAAAATGGTGAAGAGACAGAAGAAGAAGTCAACTACATTGGCGTATCTTATGTACAACTTATAGCTCCTATGGTAGAGGCTATAAAAGAACTTAAATCTGAAAATGAATCTCTAAAAGCACGAGTGGAGGCACTCGAAAATGCTTAACGATAGGCTACTCCGTCAATAATACGGTAGTTATTAACATCAAATTTTTTACCTTTGTGGGTAACTTCTGCAAACCCTAAGTTCCATTGGTTTACTGGCATGTAGTCAGGCTCAAGGTCGCATAAACAACCCATAGACCAACAAGCTATAGTATCTCCGTCCATTGATTTGACAGAATGCTGACTGCTTTTGTGTTTGTGCCCTGCGATTGTACACACACCAGTTTTCACTTGTAAGGTACGAGCAAAGTTTACTGGGTCAAAGGTATTAAAAAACTCGTGTCCGTGCAGTATCCAGAGACCTCCTGCTTTAGTAAGCTGACGACCTCCAATTTCTTGGATGTCTAAATCTTCAAAATTAAGAAGCTTTTCCATTTTAAAATCTGGAACACCACATAACTCAGGAGCTTTACGCCACAGATATTTTTCCCAACGTTCTTCGTGATTGCCAATTTTAAAGTATATATTGGCAGTGGGGAACCGCTCACGCAAGTGCAGTAAAAATTGTCTGCTGGCTTGTAGTTCTCCTGCTAAATCACGATGATTGGGATCTGTGTCCCAACGACTAGTAGCGTAAAAGTCTACAGTATCTCCGTTAAGAATAACATTGTCAGCGTCATGTCCGTGGTCTAGTGCACATTCTAATGCTTCAACATCATGATAAGGTAGGTGTATGTCTGATAGAATTAAAGTTTTACCATCAGGTATGCGTACAATGCGTTTTTTGGGAGTTAAAGATTTAGGTATTTTATATTCACCTGCTTTACCGTTAGGTTTAAATACTTCAGATTTATTTTTTCTTTTGGCTCGGTCTTGTTTACCGTTGTTACCGCGAACATACCTAACACAAGACCTAGCAGAATCTATGGATGTAAATAAATTAGGATTTTCTTTAATTACTAACAAAGCAATAGTTCTATTGCCGTGGTCTGGGAACTTTTCAACATACTGTTTTACTAGCTCTGATTTTTTCATGAGTTAAGTACTACCTTTTCTTTTAACCTATTTACTTCAATAGTCAAATTTTTAACTTCTTCTTTAAGACTAGTGTTTTCTTTAGTTAACGCTTCACAAGCTAAAGTCATAGAATTTAAAGCTCTAGATAGTATAGTTTCAGCGTCTTGTTTAAAAAGAGATCGATTGGTGGATGGTACAGTCATTTTATTATTTTAATAAGATCATCCAACACCATACTGGATAGCTCTTTCTTTTGTTTTAGTCTTGTAAGGATAGCGTCATCTATGGTGCTGGGAACAACAAGATCAATGTAAGTACATTTATTGTTTTGTCCTATGCGATGTATTCTATCCTGGCTTTGCAGTCTAGTCTCTAAGCTGTAATTATTAGAGTAATAGACCATTGTAGAAGCTCGGTGTAGTGTCAAACCCTTAGCAGCAGCAGAGGTAGCAACAAAGAAATTAGCATCTCCATCTTGAAACTTTTTTACTGCTAAATTTCTATGGTTGTTAGAGACCCCACCAGTAAAGCAGACAACTTTGTTTTGTCCGTATTTTTTAGCTAAAGCCTCATAAATACTTTGTGTGTTGTGGCGATAAGCACAGAACACAACCAAAGGCTTCGTAGTCTCGGCTATTTGCATGAGAGAAGCTATTCTGTTGTTGTCAAGGGCGTGTTCTGTGCCTTCGTCATCTGTTACAAACCCTGTTAGAATTTGATGCAATTTAATTATTCTAGTCAGGGCTAGGGTTGTGGTAACCAATTCACCACTATCTAGCAACGCGAGGCAATCCTCTTTCATTGTCTTATAGATGCGCTGTTGTTCAGGCGTTAGTTCAACAGCGACTTTTGTAAAAACTTTGTTTGGTAAGTCTAAGCAATCTTTTTTCTCAATTCGCAAACTAAAAGGTTCTAGTAATTTAGTTAATTCTTCTAAATTTTGATAGCCAATAATTTTACGAAATGAACGACTACCCATTGTCATTGTAGTTTCTACAGCAAATGCGTGTTTAAATGCTGTGTATGTATTATACGGTAATGCAGTTTTGTGTAAAAATCTACATTGGCTAAACAAGTCTAACGGACTTTGAGTAATAGGTGTGCCGTTAAGAATCCACTTACAATTAGCAAACTCTGCTAGTTTAAGAACTTGTTTTGTTTGTATGGCTTTAGGATTTTTAATACAAGTAGATTCGTCTACAATCATATGTACTTCATGCTCAGCTGTTTCAAGAAATTTATAAGCAGTACTATAACCAGCTGTTGTACGAAGAGCTTCTACATTAATTAAAAGCATACGAGTTTTATTGGTGGTTTTTATAAATCTAGCAAAGTCTTGTTTAGCTTTTTTAGTTTTAATAGGTCCTTTCCAACAATATACCTCAACTGGTTTAGCTACATGTCTTGGTATTTCATTTAATGCCCAGTTGTGGTGTAATCCATTAGGCGCAATTACTACAGCGTCTACAACGTCGTCAGCGTTTTGCAGAATGTCTAGCACCATTTTTGTCTTACCCGTACCCATTTCGCAGAACAAAGCTCCATATGGGGCATCTACAAAGCGTTTAACAGCATCTTCTTGGTGTTTAAATGGTTTTGTTTTGTATATCATACTTGTGGTAGTTTATAAAATCTGTTTGTGATTGGTGTGTGCACATATAAGTTTTGTCTTGCTCGAGTAGCTGCAACATAGAACACACGATGTTCATTATCAGGATCTTCTAACATAGCTTTGTATGTTATGTCTGTTACATCGGGCAAGATAACTACATTATCTGCTTCTCTACCTTTAGTGCCGTGTATAGTATTTACCTCTATATCACAGCAATTTTCTAATCTATTTTCTTTTTCTGCTTGTAGCAATAATTCTTTTGTAATATCTGGTAATTTAAATATTAAATCCCACTTAGCTGTTGTTTGTAATCCAAAATCATTTACTAAGTTATCTTTATCAAACAGTTCATCATCGGGCATAGCATCTATTACTTTTTTAAAGCCTCGTTTAACAACAGCACCTGTAGGTAAAAACTCTCTGTATAGTTCTTTTATCATTGAAGCTTTAAACTTGTAGCCTCTGCGCAGTTGCTCCCACATTAATATATAGTCTACTTGTTTTTGATTAAACCAAGAGTCACCACTAGAAGATACAAACAATGTTTTCTTTTTAATTAATGCATCTTCAAAGTAAGGCATGTATATTTTGTTACGGCATAAAAAGAACCAAGTTCCTTGGCTTGTGTCTAAATCAATCATGCTGTGTAATTGTTCGACATTTCCTTTTGGAACAGCACTTGTAATAGAGTATTCTTGTTTTTCTGATATTTGTTCTGCAATTTTTTCTGAGTACTCTAAGACTGGCTTAGGTAGCCTGTAAGATGTATTAAGAACAGTACGTTCTCCGTTCATGTTTATTAAAGACTGTGGATCACCGCCTGCAAATTTGTAAATACTTTGTTTGTCGTCACCAGCTACATAAACTGTTTTTGCATTTTTTGTAATTACATTAACAGCTTTCCACTGTAGTGGTGATAAGTCTTGAGCTTCGTCTATAAATACATACTCAAAATTAAATATTTCATCTTCTTTTACAAATACTTCTAGTTGATCTGTAAAGTCATATTTGTTAATTTTACTTCTATATGTTTTGTAATTACTGTGAAATTCTTCAAGTGTTTTTATATTAACACGAGAGTTTAGTTGGTATTTAATAACGTTTTCTGCATCTGTGTTTAGATTGCGCATTAAGCTGTCTAAGTATAATAGTTGATTTCCTAGTGATGAATTAAATACAAATCCATCATTACCAGTACGAATGTTACCAGTCATAGGCACGTTTATAAGTTGACCAAACTCATGGTAGTCAGACCGTGCAAGCATAGGTTTTTTTAATATGCGTCTGTAGCACAATGCATGTAATGTGCTAAACCCTTCAAAGTCTTTTACACTACATTTAGGGTTTTTAATTAAAGCTCTGTCTATAGCTTCTTGTGCACCTGCTTTTGTAAAAGTTGTAAAAGCAATGTTTTTTGGTTTTGTTTTTTCTAGGCAGGCAGACAACAAATCCATTAATGTTGTGGTTTTTCCTGTGCCTGCGCTAGCTACGAATATTTTAGTATGGCTCATCTGTATTGAAATCTGGGAAAGGTGTACTTGGGTCAATATGTAAGTTATCTTTATGTATTCGCCAACACCTAACATTTAATTTTGGTGATTTAATTGAGTGGGTTATTGCATCTGCTTTAAGAACTTGTTTAATAGCAGATAATATTTTGTTGTCAGGTAATTCATTGAAGCGTTGTTGATTAAGATAATCTTTAAGATCAATCATTCTAAATAAATAGAATTGTCCTTTTTTAACAGGACCACTTTTAAGTCTGTCACTGTCTTCACTGGCGTTTGCACAGAATATCGACACATACTCTACTAACTGACCAAGAGGTGTCATTTCAAACGGTATTTCAATCTGTGTGCAGTTTTTTAATAGCAGATTTTGTTGCTTAACCCAGTCTTCTTGTTTAATAGGCGGATACTTAAACAACAGTTTTTCCATAACCTTTTGATTAAACTGGTTGAAGTTATCAAATTGTTCAGTAGTTAGTTGTAACTCTGCGTCGTCTAAAGTTAAAAACCACAAGGGTGGCTCACTTTTTAATTGTATAAGAGAGCGATTGTTAGGTAGAAATTCTTCTCCACCAATACCGTGTTTACGTTGTCCGCAAAGACTAGCGTCACAGTACTTGCACAACGGTTGGCTAGAGCATTGATACTTGTAATCTTTTTTGCCGTATGAATTAATAATGGCTTCTACTTCTCTGTCTTCTAGTGGCTCTGCAAACTTGCGATTAAACTGCATAAGCCGATGTTTCCAATCAGTGGGTTGTGCTTTTTTTAAATACACAGCTACGTTTGATAGTGTAACATTACGAGACTCGCTGTGCTGTGTACGTTTTTGAAAGATGTAATTAAGACACGGTGGACCTTCGGGTAATATATCTTCGCCTGAGGCTGGAACAGTTAGTTGTTCAAACTGTTCTTTAGTTAGCTGTTGTGCTAGTGCATAAGTAATAAATTCTTCAGGGTTAAGTGCTTTGCCATCTTTATCAAATCCATATTGCAATGTAGGGTTGCCAGAGTATGGCATGTTTATCCAGTTGCCGTATTTGCTGTTGTCTTTACGATCACCTATTTTAGGTTGTTTGGGGTATATCTCACAAGCACCTTGACCAAAGAAGGCGGAGAAAGATTTAAGTTTGTCGATAACATTGTACGCAGATACTTCTTCAGAGAAGAATAAGTATACATGTGCACCTCCTGATTTAGATCTGCAAACTACAAAAGGTAGTTTAGATTCTTGAACTTGTTTAATGATACCTTCTAGAGTTTTAGAGTCTTGGTATACATCTACATCTAGTGCACCCCAGCGAACCTGGTCTTCGTTAATTAGTGGAGTGCAACCAATGATGCGTTCACCTTTAAGGTGTGATTCCCACACTGTTGGGTCAATAGCTTCTTTGACTAGGAATGATTTTGAATCTGCTTTACCGTCACGATTTCGCGTCTTACCTGTAAGTGATGTTTGACCATACACATTGGGGTTGGACACGAACAACTCGTGGAATTTAAAAGACAGGTCTGCTATTGGAATCATGTAAAATAAAAGCCCCCACCCTCACACCATGAAGGAGGATGGGGGCAACCTATTTTTAGTAGGGCATTGCTGCTGAGTCTACTAATTGTGGTTTGTCTTCTGTTTGAAGAAGAGGTGTATCTGATGCATTTTTATATGTATCAGATGCTAGCGTAAGGATTGACTCGTCAGCTTCAAAGTCGAGAGCAGTAGGCTCTACGAATTCAAAGTTGTAATAGTCATCTCCATTTTTGCTAGTTTCCAAGACGGATTTCAGTTTCCAACTTTGTGCAAACAAAGGCGGTGCAATGCTTGCGTCGTCATACCTGAAACGGTTGATGTCTTGTGTAAGCTTGCGTGATACGCGAAGCTGTGAGGATGTGAAAGGAATAACTGCTTGTTCCCAAGAGTCATTTACTTTCATCAGCACGAACCAGTAAGTTGTAAACTTAAGTTCGTTTTCACCTAACCATTCATCGTATTGACGCTCCCGACCTTTTTCGTAAGCAGGGTTGCTGACTACGGTTAGTGGGTGGTTACCAACAAAGCCACCACCTTTTGAACGGGGAACCCATTCAGTGTAGATGGACTTTGTATAGCATGGTACAATTTCTACTGGTTGGTCTAGTACACTTTGCGTCTTAGCAAAGAATAGATCACCAGACTCAGCCCCCTCAATGTATTCATCTTTTTGTTTCTTGAGTTGGGGACTTAAGTCCTGTAGTATACGAATGAAGGGCAAGGATGAACCTGAATCCAAGTTCTCTGTACCTTGACCTGCGACTGTTGTTATATCGAATGCCATGATTCTTTCTTTCTATGTTTAGGTTAGTTTCGCTCGTTGACCTTGGTAGATACCAAAGGCTTCACGAGGTAAGGATTCTGCCAGCTCTGGGTCATCCAAAGCGTCACGACAGAAAGATTTGAGAGTTGAGTGATGTATAGCAATTTTACGATCTGCATCAATACCATACTCTTCTTTGAGTTTGGTAGTGAGTTCTTCGGCTATGCCATCATCCCCTCTGTCTAAAGATATAGTAATTTGGTTTTTAATAATTGAATCGTTGTTTGTGTCTCGTAACCAATCAAATGCTACGCTTGGGTCTTTTATACGAGCGTCAACAAAATCATTAATTTGTATTTTAGCACCAGTGTCTAGCTGTATTAGTTTAAGTCCGTTTTTGCTCATAAGCTCAGGAATTAACTCTTCTGCAATTTGTTTGCGTATTGTTCTTAGTTGACTAAGTTCTGCTTCTTTAGCAGCAATATCATTGTCAGCATCTTTGAGCGACTCACTAAGAGCTGTAATTTCTTGTAAGTCATCAGTTGCTACATTTTCTGTAGATACTCCTTCAACTTCAGCGATTGGTATTATATCTGATTCTTCTAATAAGGGGTCGGTCATTGTTATTATTTGTTAATGAGATCACCAAGCCTTGCATATCCTGCAATATCAACCCAGTTATCTCTTTTGTTTTTGTTTAGTTGTCTAATAGATTTAAGAGCAATCATTGCTAGTACCACTTGAGTAGATGTTACTTTTGTTTCGAATATCTCAGACCACATTCTAGCAGTCTTTTGAAACTCAACATCACAATCTCCATAGTCTTTGTGCCTGTCTTCGCTTGTTATCTTTAATGCTGTTTTTAGTATATCCATAAGTTTAACACCATGTTGCTCCTAAATCTATATCAGCAACAACAGGTACTTTAAGAGGTATAGCATTCTCCATGATTAATTTTAAGTCAAGGCTTTCTTGTTTATTTTTAACCATGGCATTAATTTCATCGTGCACTGGCAACCTGAGATCAAAGCCAGCTTCGTGCGCATCAACCATTGCTTTCTTAGCTTGGTCTGCAGCAGAGCCTTGTATTAGTCTGTTTAGTCCTTTGCTAGTAAATGCACGGAATACTCTGTTTGTTTTAAATCTGCCTTGGGCTATGCGTTTAGTTTTGACTGGTTTATCTCCAAAGTCAGACACCCAGAAATCAAAACGAGCTCGCCTACCAAGTATGGTTTTTATATATCCTTGTTGACTGGCTTTGTTCATAACATTATCAAATAGTATTTTTAAAAATGGTGCTTCAGCGTTAAACTTATTCATAGTTGAACTACACACTTCCTCTGATATGCCTAATGTTTGTGCCATTTTTTTGTTTCCCATGCCATAACTAATACCTAAACACAACATCTTACATGTGTCGTATGGTAGTCCTGTGGTTTTTTCAAAGAAAGTATATAGTTTCTCACCACTAGCAAAAGCATCTCTAGCTTGTTCTGCTTTGGGCAGCGGTTTATCAAACTGACCTAGTAGTGCGTAGTGCACTTGGAGTCTTGGTTCTTGAGAGCTGTAGTCTGCTTTACACCAGAGTGCGTCTGGTTCTGCTATGTACAACGTTCTAATTGCTTTACCAATTTCGCTGCGTTTAGGAACCTGTTGTAAATTAGGATTACTAGAAGACAATCTACCAGATCGTGTGCCGCCTTGGTCAGATGCAGTTTGTCTAAAGTCTGCGTGAATGCGACCTTTGTAACTGCCTTTAAGTATAATGTCTTCAATAAATACTTTACGCAGCCGATTGATACAGCGTACTTCGTATATTTGTTTTACTGTTTCGTGATCACAGTGTTCTAAGAATGATTTAGATACAGAGTAATTACCTTTTTCTGTTTTAGGAACTACAAGACCAAGTCGAGTAATATACTCTCCTAGTTGATTAGGTGACCAAATGTCTAATGTGCCAAACTTTTCTTTAAGTTTGGTTTCTTGTTTAAGCAGTTTAGTATTAAGTTGATCAGCTCTATCTATATCTACAGGGACACCTTTGAGTGTCATCTGTAGTAGTATAGGTGTAAGCTTACACTCTAGTTCCCAAATATCCCAGAGGTTTTGTTCTTTGAGTATAGGTATTTGATGTTGGTATACATCCCAGGTATTACGAGCATCTATCTCAGCATACTCGCCTACATACCTGGCTGGCAGTTTCCACATGTCACCTTTAGGATTGTAACCATAAGCTTTGGCAGCCTCATTAAGTTTATCTTCAAACTTAGTTTTGTTTAAATATTTTTTAGATAAGTTGTTAAGACTGTATGAAAACTGTTCTTCATCAATTAATGCTTCAGCAACCTGAACGTCTCGGACTGGACAAGAGACTTTAATGCCGAGAGACTCAAGCCAGCCGAGATCGTATGCAGCGTTGGCAAATAGTATCTCTTTACTATTCTTTACAACGTTTCTAACGAAAGAAACAACTATGCTTTTATCTAAGTTGTCTCCATTTAAATGATCAAACGGTAAGTATATTTGCTGATGGCTATCTGCGATAGCAACTCCTGTTACTTTACCAGCACCTCGTTTGTAAGATGGTCCAGTTTGTTTTAAATATGGATCATAAGTTTCTAAATCAATAGCTACTATATCTTCAAATTGTGGTAATATAACTGGAGGTCGCCACGATACATCAGATGTTATTACGTTGAGTTCTGTTTGTTGCATCTAATAGTTTTTTAACTTTTTGCCAATATTTTTTTGTTGTTTGTTTCTTGTATCCATTTGGTCCACCGTTGTGGATTCTTACAATATCCTCAACGGTTACTGGTCTTCCTAGTCTTTTAGGTGTTGCATATCGTGACATATACGCATTAAAAATATCTATGCTTTTTTGTCTGTTAAAAGCATCATTATGCACCCAGTCTATATTAGCATGTTCAGATGCGTCTTGTACATATGCTTCTGTAAGTTGTAAACAACCTAATGACATACCATTATCGCCAACAGCTAAATCATTACCACCACTTTCTATTACAAGAATTGCAAGAATAATTGATATATAGTTCATTTTTCTTTTTGTTTGCGTAAATTAGCATGAATAATTTTATTAACTTTTTTATAAGTTTTATTGTTCATACGAGTTTGTATTTCATTGTCGGTTAAAGGTCTAATAAGTCCTTTATTTTTTGCCCATTCAGCTATCTGTCTGTGTTCAAGATATGGGTCACTAGCTAAAATCTGGTTAGTTTTAGTTTCAATTAGATCTAGTAGTGCGCGTATTTCTGTCATAGTAAATTGGCTGGCTAACTGTTTGTTAACCAGTTATCTAGGATAGACGGTGTAAATGATCTCAATGATGGTTTACTTTGTCGCCTAGTCTGCACAAGTATTGAACTAAGCCGTGCAGAGTCACTTAGTTTCGGACTTTTGCCATACTGGCTTGTCGGAAAGTGTTGAATAGAATTGTTTAAATCCCTTAGAGTCAAGTGTAAATGTTGTTGTTCTAGCGGGTACAATACCATCTTCAGTTATGGAGTATGAGCTATAAGTTGTAGCTACTAGTCTCTTACTTTTTGGGTATGCTGAGAGTGTGATACAACGGTGGACATCATCTTTCGCAATCGAATTCGTTCTGATATGGAACGCTGCTTGCTCAGGGCGTATTTTTGTAGTCTCAAACTTGCTCTCAATAAGATAGATTCCGAATGGTAAGACGACCAAGAAATCAGGTATTCCATTCCCCGTAGTAGTTTCGATGCGCTGACAGCACACTTTATGATTAGAGTGTTCATAAAACATTCTCCTTATCCATTTGTTGAACTCCTGTTCCTTGGTCATAGCTGATAGTGTTAAGTCCATGGATAAGTTCTTTTGTTGAAAATGCAACCCCCAAGTTACTTTGTTCTTGAAGAAACATTTGAATTGATGTAAGAGTTTCTGCATATTCTTGTGAATTTGTATATCTTGTATCGTTAAACATTGTTATAAGATCAACACGAACATCTTCTTCTTCGAGTTGGGCGTGCATAAGATCAGAAATTTTAAGAGTGTCATTAGTATATTGATAATAACTTTGTAGTATTTCTTCGAAATGCCAGTCGGTGAGAACAGATTCTACAAAAGTTTCTGCTAATATTTGTTGATCATCTAACATATTTTCGTCTTCGACCATGTTTTTTTTAGATATGGGTTCATAATCCCAACCAAGTGAACGTTGGCTGTATGGAGCATGTGTAATTGGCGTATATGTTTTTTTACTAACATTCTGCATTTCTGTTTCAAACTTGTATTGTTTTATGTCAGGCAGAGTGCACACGTCCATTTTGTGTAGTTCAGTGCGAGCTTGGTTTTGTATCGTTTGAGGAACACGACATGTTTTTTTGAAAGGTGATTCATCCATTTCAATGTAGGTATGAGCATCAAGTTCAGCATGTGTACCACCTAACGTAATACGAAAGTGGACATCAACTGTATCTGAGTTGTTAAGATTACCAACAGTAAAGTGCAAACCCTCACGGTTTACTTCGTCTGCTTCATCTGTGCCAGATTGAAACGCAGAAGTAGAACAGTGGTGGTGCACTGTGCCAAACATAGTGTCAGGGTATGCAGCCCGCTGCTTAATGTAGTCAGGATGATCAGGAGAAGACTTGACAGTCATGCCAGCAGTTTCTTGTGGAGGAACCCAATACAGCCAGGGCTGTGATGCAGCTTCATCGTAGAAGAGATACAGCAGAGTCTCTGATTTGAGTTCGTTATAGCTTTGTTTCATAAAAGCAAGAATTTCTTTCCACATGTGAAGTGGTATCTTTTTACCATTCCATACTGGTGTAAGTTTTTCTACTTCTTGGATATCTTGAAGCTTAGTGTAAGTTGTGCACAAGGTTGTTTCTACAGCCTGGTAGATAGCACCTTCGTGGTAAACATTAGCTGGCTTTTTTGCTGAGTTTTTTGAGGTCATCAATAGTTGTGGTTTGCATTCTAGAGAATGTAGATTGGAATTCGATTGGCATATACTTTAGATTTTCATCTTTGCATTTTGGCATACCAAACCAAGACCATAATAAGAAGTTGCCAAAAGCACCAGCTACTTGATTAGCTGTAGCAAGTTGTGGTGTAGATTCTAGTGCAATACCTTGGCAACTAATTGGACTGCCTGATTGGTCAGTACTAATTTCAGGGTATCTAAGTATAGGATCAAACATTGGCAGCTCAAGATGGTTAGCAAGATGTGGATCATAATAGAGTGCTTGACTTGTATGATACTCGTTAGCACATATAACGATTGGTGTGTTGAGCATTTTAGCTGCGTCGATTGCTGCTTTGCGAGCAGGATGATTGTCAACAGCGCAGATAATAACATCTGCTTGTGAGAACCAGAATTTGTATTCTGTGTCTAGCATACCCAAGTCAAAGTATGACCTGATTGCCTGACCTTCACTTTTCTTGAAGTAGTATTGTTTCATTAGAGCAACACATTTGTATTGCCCCACCATGTTGTTACGGAATAGTTGACGATCGAGATTTTTTTTCTCGAGTATGTCACCGTCGATAATGGTTAAGTGTGCGTCAAAACTGCTACGCAATGCTGGTAGCATGTAACTTGTAACACCACCAGCACCGATGATTACTGCATTTAGTTTAGGTTTCATAATTAGTTAGTTGGTTGTAAAGCCGTTGACCGATTGGTTCTGGCTTAAGTTCACGGTAAGCTTTAATATAGCGTAGAACTGCACCACGCTTACGACCACAATCTGCATACTCTTTGCGCAGTATTTTAAATAGTATACGCGTATCTTCTTCGTTGAGTGGGTTGTCTACAGGATATGTATCAAGTTCTTTTTCAGATTGTGAACGTATGTTATCCTGCATGCCAGTGTAATATCTACGGTTTACATTGTTACTAGCGTCTTGGAACCAATTGTGACAGTTATTTGCAACTACAGAAGCTGTATTAATTTCTTGGAATATATTAGAATTGGACATTTTGAACGAAATCAATGACTTTTGAATTTGTATGTTTTATGTAGAATCTGTAATCATTATCAGCGATTAGACCCAGTTCTGAGAGGCAAGGAAGAGTATGACCTTGTTCATTAAACCGCATATACTCACGTTCACGTTCGTGGTTTCTAAGATCGTTGTTGCACGGTGTGCGATACAGGTTGCGTATGTTGTCAGTGAGTGTAGCTAGCTCATAGCCTTTATCGAAGTCTAGCTTCCAGTCAGGACCAGTGCAGATTCGACCATCGTCGAAAACATTAGCAATGTTTGGAGTATACGGTGTTTTAGTTTGATCTACAACAAACAAGATTGGATTGCTAATTGAATTTTTGTTTGTGTCTACTACTGCACTAACAAAAAGCTCAAGCCCGTCTATAGTTGGTTGCCAAGCTATAGATCGTGTTTCTGCTATATCACGATCTCGTGTGTTACCAATGCCTAAATAGTAGTGTGGTTGTGCTTGATACGATTTGTACAACCAAGATTCTGGAAACGGAAACTCATTTAGTTTAATAAATGTAGTTACAATGTGTGGCTGGTGGCTGTATACCATACTGTACATTGGAAAGTTTTTATCCAAGTCTGGTATGTTTATTGTTTGTTCAAAAGGATATATAACAGGAATGCCACTATCCTTGACATTAGATAACATCTGGTCTGCGTTGTGTACAGGAGATATTACAGTGGTGCGTTTGTAGAATTTACCGTCACTGCGTAGGATAAATTCTTGATCTAGATATTTTTCTGACATAATAAAAGAGCAGTTTTATGTTTCGTCATACTCAGGACGCTCGTGGGAGATCTAAGCTTTGCTTGAAGCTTGTTGCTCTAAGGTAATGCTTGTAAACGAGGTTGCGTACTCGTGTCCTTCTAGTGTGCGACCACCAGAAACAGCACGAACATTCTCGGGAGCAGACAGAGCTGCGCGAATACCATTATCACTGACTAGGTCAGAAATAGTGGTATTGTTTTCAAAGTCACGGGTGACAGAGTTTGTCATACCGTAACGTATAGTTACACTTGCCATAATATATATTGGTTTATGTTGTTATTGTTCTTGTTTAGTTTTTGGTTACTCACCAAAAGTATAGAAAGTTGATTTTTGTTTGACATATAATTTATAAAATACACCATATAACTCACAAGCGTATATCCTGCCTTGTTTGTTATTGTTATCATAATAGTGGGTAGCCACTGCCCGTTCTGGACAGTGGCTACTTTCTACTATGCTGATGCTAACGTCGTTTCCGATTGTCACATTCTCTTAAGAACCGATACGCGTGCTTTGTCATGAGGGACTTAACCACCGTAAGGGCGAGAGGAACGATTACCTTTAGCATCATTACGCCTATCTTCTTGGTTACCATAAGAAGGGAAGGTCTTTGGTATAACTAGTGCCAGTAGTATGGTTTTTATAGTGAACCACAGTCCTGTGAAGAAGGCTGTAATCATACCTGAAAAAGTGCCAATAAATAACGCTGGCAAACCAAAAGTTACTAGTATGTCTAGTTTCTTTCGGTGTTTGATTACTCGGTTAACTCCAAGTGTGCGTGTGCACACAAGGAGAATACCAAGCGATGAGAAAAAGGATAGAATTACGATTTCCATTTTACGTCTTTGTTTGAGTCTGCGTACATGTGTATGTATGAGTTGCGTACTCCTTTCTTGAAGCCACGCATACCACATGCATTCTCAATATCATAGACACTGCCAGTGTTGAGCAATGTCTTGAATAACCTGCGTCTTGCATCTTTGGTGCGATAAGTAGGCTCAGGTAGTGTCTGCTCATAGAAACCATTGAGTAACCCAATGTTACCACGGGGTTTGCCGTTGTTCATACGCAGTGTGTCACCAATGTAATGTGAATCGTTTGGATCACATTCTGGATCTTGTATGAATGCATCTTGATAGTCGAGCTTGCGTACATGTTGCTCAGTCTCATCAAAGAACTCTTGATCTTCAGGTGTGAATACAGGTTCTTTGGTGGTGGGCTCATCTAAGTGCGTGTACTGAATAGAAGAAAGCTGTGATGATTTCTCCTGATAGTACAGCTTGCGTATGCGTTGCATAGCCTTGGTGTCTTTGCGTCTACATGCACTAGCAAATGCCCTACGAATGTCTAGTAGATATTGCTCTTGTTGTTTGGCAAGTGCCTGCATGCACGACATATCATTACATAGCTGATCATCACTGGGATGTGAATGTGCTTGATACGATTTGAACTCAGCAAGCCATTGATCAACGATGATTGTGACCATGATGTCGTCATCGTCACGAGGGACAATACCGTCACGAATAGATTCACGCCTGATCATCTTGGCTGTAAGTTTGGCTTCTTTGAATAGCTCACGCCACCAGAACTTGTAGTCACTGATTAGCTCCCCGTTTTGTTCACGAACGTCATAGCGATCGGCATTGGATATCCCAATGAGTATTTCTTGTATTGTATATTGCATAGTAGTTTTGATTTTTGTTTGAATATGGACTGCGTGTTCGCAAACACGACACGCAGTTCATATTCAAACTAGGAATTAAAGTCCCAAAGGTCGACTTTACGCTCAATCTGCTTGAGGTTCTTTCTAACTCGGTACTCACTTTTTATAGTAGATAACACATTACTAACCCTCCCAATAAATTTTGAGACTTTGCTTTGTACTATCTTTGTTTTTTGTATGGTGCTATCGTTGGCGTGTGACGCATACTCAACTCTGTTACCATCTTTGATGGAATAACCCCATAGTTTAACTATGTTACCCTTATAGTATTTTCGGATCTCATAGTGATCTTTGACTTTCTCTGCTTTGATGGCAACGCCTGTAAGCAGGGTGTCTCTGGCTACTTCTTTGCCATCGACAATTAGTTTGTATATAGTATTGTTTTTCATAATAGATTTATTAACTGTTATCTTCAACTAACTCTCCATCTAATGTGGTGAGTTGCCAGGTGTGTTCAAATAGACCGTTTCTGTCTATGTATGCTTTTGCACGATCTATTGAACGGAATTCAACTTCATACTCTGCACTTTGTGAATCTTTGTATGTGACTGTTAGTATATATTTGTAGCTTGTTTCTGACATAATAGTATATATTTATTTCTTTTTCTTTCTTTTTTTAATAGAGTATGGGAGCCGAGCCGAAGCCCGACTCCCAAGTTGCTCGTTAGAGTTCTGGGCGGTCTGCCTTCTTGAACTCTGTGACGACGATGAACTCGCTTGAGCCGTTGTCGACTACATCGAAGGTGACGATAGCACCTTTGGGAATGGAGCAGTCGTGGTAAACACGGACATACTCGCGAGCCCCGTCGTTCTCGACCAGGAGCGTTGCACCGTAGTCGCCTGACTCAAGAGGTTCCGTGAATGAACGGACGCACTTGCCAGTCTTTTCGGTGATAGTTTGTTTGGATGTTGCTTGTTTAGGCATATTTTTATCTTTCGTTATTTTGACGGAATTGTCACAGAAGAAGACCTTGTCAAGGTGGAGATTTCACACCAATCGGAATCCGATTGAATGTAACCCTGATTTATGTAACTAGATCATCATTAGAACACTAAGACAGTTAATTAACACAGGGGAAGAAATTCTACCTTTACTAGGTCGCTGTGCCAATTCCGTCAAAATAGAAAGGAAAAATCCTGAACAAGCTGTCCACACAAACAGCCGAAAAGACAAGAGTGCCCGTTTGTTTGCGGACTTGAGTTGCGACAGGTGTGACGATCCGTTGAGAACGATGGGCGTGCCTCGCGAGTAGCCGTGTACCCGACTGCCCACCCAAAGTGCTCGTTACTTGAGATGGTCTACACTGCGTGCGAGTCATCCCGTCACGAGGCAAGACGGTAGATTGCACAGAAAACCCGAAGGGTTCTTGGGGGTTGGGTTCGGGTCGGAAACCATACGGTGTCTGTCTTTTGTATCTTGCTTGTGTGCAAGGGTTTGTGTAGTCTATCTTTTCTGATAGGGTGCTCTGAAAGAGCGCGATTCTTTTATCCTGTTGTTCATGCGACATAACATATTCCAACTCAGCACCTTATGCATGTGATGATATGCAACAGAGAGTCGTGGGATCCGTAGGTGCATGTACAATAGGATGTATGGGTCTGTCGACGCGTTTGTCCGACGATCCGTGGACCGAGATGCACGAATCGATTGACTGCCACCCCCGATGGGGGAAACTGCGAGTCGACGACACATAGAGTCCCTACCAGCATGTATAATTTTCAGTTTTTCAGAGAAAGAGTGTACAAACGTTTAGTACTAAGTAGGATTTTGTACCGTTTGCTCACACTGCTCACAGTCAGCTCACACTTTTTGAATCAACCAGAATGTTATAAGTTAGTATCTTTATCAACGACTTATGTAATTGCTCACACTTTTCACACTTTATTAGCCTATAGAAAAAATAAAATAGTTTTCCCAGAAAAAAGTGTGAATTGTGTGAGCAGATTCGTAAACCATTGATACTCTTATAATTTAATTAGCTCACACCCCCCATAAATTAGTGTGAGCTAGGTGTGAATAGTGTGAGCAACTCTTGACAAAGGACCATGAATCATCAATACAGATACTAGTGCCAGATGGTAGAACATATGCTTCGGGCAAGAAGCCCAAACAAGTTGTTAAGCAACAAGCTGCTAAAAGGAGCAGGTGTCATCGTAAACGTATGAAAGCAGAGAAAGATATGAAGGTTGCACAGAAGAAGCTTCATAAGGTAGAGAAAGAAATAGATATAAAGCAACAGTTCTTAGAAGTTATGAACTCTGCGCCTACGCCTGCTCAACAACGCAAGGCACTGTTAGCTTTGTTCTACGAGAAGGGGATCAACCCGATTGAGGAGCTGCTTGGGTACGCTGCCGATCCTGATGTGGAGAAGAGAGATAAGATAGCGATATGGAAGGAGATCTGCAGCTATACGCAGCCGAAGCTCAAGAGTGTTGACGTTCAAGGTACTCTTAATGGAGAGATGAAGGTGATGACTGTAGATTATTCAAAAGTTGCAAAGTCTGCACTTGTCAATACTGTAGAAGCTGAGATAGTTGAAGAAGACTACGATGAATTTATGAGTGAGGAGGACAAGCATGATGATTGAAAATGATGTTCTTAATAAGGTTACAGGTATGCTGGGGGAGCACTTCCGCAACTATGTAGTTATTGCTTCGCATGACAATTCTCCTCTATCTTACGATGTTCGATTCAGTGATCCGTATGCAGCTAAGGGGCTGCTGGAGAGTGCGTCAGAATATCACGAAAGTTTTATAAATGATGGAGTTCCCGCAGACCTCGACCACATTCAATGGATATCTGTAGATACCGAAGATGAGGACGAGGACGAAGAAGATAACTATATAGAATGAGTGTACAAGTTCCTGCACAGGGATGGGAGCCAAGAGGCTACCAGCTGCCCTTGCTTAAGTATATGTCCCAGAGTAAACGCAACCTGCGTGCAGTTGTTGCGTGGCATCGTCGGGCAGGTAAAGATTTAACTTGCGTTAACGTGCTGGCTATCAAAGCCTTACAGCGCGTGGGTACATACTGGTACGTTTTGCCCTACGCCAACCAAGCCAGGCGTATCATTTGGAATGGTATGACAGGTGAGGGTAAGAAGTTTATTGACTACTTTCCTAGAGAGATTGTCGAGAAGAAGAGCGAGCAGGAGATGCGTGTGCACCTGAAGAACGGCAGCGTCATCCAGCTTATGGGCTCGGACGACCCCGACAAGATGGTGGGTGCGAACCCTGTGGGCTGTGTGTTCTCAGAGTACAGTATCTCTGACCCCAGCGCGTGGCAGTTGATTAATCCAATCCTGGCAGAGAACGGTGGGTGGGCACTCTTCAACGGAACGCCTCGTGGCGAGAACCACCTTTACAAGATGCTGTTGAAAGCACAGTCGGACGGCAAGTGGTACAGCAGCCACCTGTCTGTTAAGGACACGAAGGCGATACCCCCTGACGAGTTGCGTCGCGCCCGTGACGAGCTGAACAACGAGGCAAGATTTCAATCAGAGTACATGTGCTCGTTCAAGACTCCAGTTGAGGGTAGTTACTACGGACCATATATATCTCGCGCCTATCGAGACAAGCGTATACTTGATGAGCTCTCACCCGATCCTATACTGCCTGTGCACACTGCTTGGGACTTGGGGATGGACGACGCTACAACTATATGGTTCTTTCAGTTATTTAAGAATGAAATACGAGTTGTACATTATTACGAGAACAGTGGCGAAGGTTTGCCTCACTACGCTAGAGAGCTGAATCGGTACGCTGTTCAGTCTGACATTGTCTACGGCAAGCACTACGCACCGCACGACATAAAAGTTCGCGAGCTGGGCACAGGTAAGAGTAGATTGGAAATAGCGAGAAGTATGGGGTTGAAGTTTACTACCGTGAAGAAGCTACCAATCATTGATGGCATTGACGCTGTCCGTGCAATGCTCCCCAGGTGTTGGTTTAACAAGGTACGCTGTGCTCGTGGGATAGAAGCACTTAAAGGATACCATAAGGAGTTTGATTCTAGCCGACAAGTTTTTCGAAAGACCCCTGTTCACGATTCTAATTCTCATGGAGCAGATGCTTTTAGGACTATGGCAGTGGGGCTCAAGACTCCAAAACTAAACAACAAACAACCAAAATCACAATACGATGTCGCAGCAATCAGTTGGTGAGTATTACAAACTATCCTTGATAGATGAAGCTACAGTCCTGTATCACACACAGGGTGAGGATTTCATAAAGTTACTGGATTATTATATTAACTGTCAGGAGGGAGAGGAGAAATATTTTTTTTCGTCTCCGACCTATATGATTGCGGGCGAGGTTAAGGAAGATGAGGTTGGAAGGTACTGGCATATATCGTACGCAGCTAGCAGATCTGAGAATACTGTTGACATGTTTTTTAAACTTGCACCGTTTCCACTTGACAGAGTTCATTTTTGCAGGTATCAAAAAATGAATGAGGACGATCCTTATAAATTTTATAAATGGAGAACTCTAAAAAGATTATCTAAATATGGGCTCATCACCAAAACCACCACCTCCTCCACCACCGCCACCAGCACCACCGCCCCCACCAGCTCCAGTTGCTCGTAGACCAGCACCAATAGCATCTGCACCCACTAGTAAAGTGTCAGGCTCCAGTGTTCTTGGGTCTATGTCTAGGTTAGCTAGGGCGAAGAAAAAACCTTCTCGACTTAAAGTTGAGGGTCGATCACCCTTAGGTGGCGGTTCTGGAATGTATAGTGGTTAAACTACAACAACGTTATTCGGAGCTACAGCTGTTGAGATCGCACCTCGACAGTATGTTTCTTGATGCTCAGAAGTATGTGCGTCCAAACTCTAACAAGTTTGATCACGGGCACACGCCACATCAGGATGATGGTTCTCGTGAAATGTATGATGACACCGCAGTTTGGTGTAATCAGATGTTTGCTAATGGTCTAAGTTCGAATTTAGTACCAAAGTCTGACAGGTGGTTTTACCTGAAGATTGTAAATAAGGATGCTTCGTCCTACACCCAGGAAGAGCGTACTTACCTTCAAGCGGTAGCAGACAGAATATTACATGAGTTTTCATTACCTAAGTCACAGTTCTACACTTCAAGTCATGAATGTTTTCTCGATATTGGTGCTTACGGTACTTCTCCTGTTCAGATTTCTGAAGTGGACGGTATTATTAATTTTCGCTCTCGCCCTTTGGCTGACGTTTTCTTTGATACAGATCAGTACGGCACGGTAGATACGGTATACTACCGATGCTATAAAACAGCGCGTCAGCTGATGATGATGTTCCCACAGGTGGAGGACATGGATGGATTTAATAAAGATAGCTCAGTTCACAACAAGTATGAGTTAGTGTACACCATAGAGCCTAACACGGATAAAGCTGCTAAGAAAGGTGGTCGTGTTGGTAAGGGCAGACCTTTTAAAGTAACTTACTGGTCACCTGCTCTTAAGGAGCCACTGCAAGAAAGTGGCGCAAGTTATTTTAGTTTTTTAGTTCCTCGTTGGTCTAAGCTAGCAGATGAAGTGTACGGGCGTGGTCCTGCTTTTTCTTGTCTATCTCAGATAAGAGCACTAAATAAAATGGTTAAGGAAGTTCTTATATCTTCTGAGTATTTGAATTTCCCAACTTTGACTGCGGAGGAAGATAGCATTATGCTCCCAATGAAATATGGATCTCGTCAGATTATGTTTCACGAGGCGGGCAGTGAGAAACCACAGCCAATTTTGGCGGGGAATCAACCGCAACATGTTCTTGAGATGATACGCATGTATCGCGACTCAGTTAACAGATCATTTTTTGTTGACCAGATTATTCGACAGGAGAAGAAGGAGCGTCAAAGCGTGACAGAGATTCAAGATGTACGAGGACAGATGCTCAATCAGCTTGCTCCACTTCTTAATCGAATGGAGACAGAGTATCTTGGACCCGCTATTGAAGCCACATATGAGTTGCTGGATCGTAATGGTAAACTTCCCGAGGCTCCCAGCAGTCTTACGGATCAAGATTTAGAGATCTCATACTCAAGCCCAGCTTCTCAATCTCAGTTTGCTACAAGACTTAGCGATATAAGCGCGTTCATGCGAGACTTAGCTCCACTAGCGCAAGCAAAACCTGAGTTAGTACAAGCCTTAGATGAGCAGAAACTTCTTGAGAACTACGCTAAATATAGAAATATTCGCCCTGAAATTGTAAAGACTTCAGAGCAGGTTGAGCAAGCTAAGCAGGAAATAAAAGAACAACAACAAATGGCGGCACAAGCTCAAATGGCTCCTCAGATTGGTGGGGCGATAAAAGATGTTGCTCAGGCAAAGCAAATAGATCCCGAAGGCGTGGGTCAATTATTAAATATTTAATATGTCAGTATTATCTACTCTTGAGAGGCTTCGTGAGAAATCGAAGCTGAAAGAAGATCTTATCAATATTTTAGAGACTCCACAGGGTCAGAGATTTTTTAAAGTCTTGCTCCGTGAGTGTCATGTAACTAAACCTGTGTTTCACTCGGACGATGTAAAAATGCGCGAGTGTGAAGGACGTAGGCGTTTAGCTATGAGCTTTCTCACTCTGTTGGGTCAAGACGATCCACAAGAACTTATTAACAAAATAGAGATGGAGAATAAAAACATATGAGCGAAGAAGAAAACACAGGAGGTCTAGGCGGGGGTGTCTCCGAAGAGGTAGCCTCTGAAACTACGCCTGACTCTAACTCTTTTGATTTTACATCAGAAGAAAATTATGGTCAGTTTTTGAAATCACTGCCTGAAGAATTACAGGCAAACGATACACTAAAGAACACAAAGTCAGTCCATGCTTTAGCGGATCAGCTTGTTAATGCGCAAAGTGCATTAGGCACAAAACGATTGTCTGCACCTCAAGAAGACTGGGGTGAAGAACAGTGGGAGGATTTTTATAGTAATATAAGACCTACTGACTCTGAGTATACAATCCCTGATGAAGTAACAGTTGGCGATGAAAGTGTACCTATTGAACTACCTGAAGAAACCGTACAAGAGTTTGTTGATTTTACAGCAGAGCTTGGATTGTCACAAAACCAGTTTGATAGGCTATACGAAGCTTATGTAGGTATGGGTATTGAGCAGCAAACAGCATCTGAGGAGTCTATTGCAAAAACAGTAGAAGAGTCTCGTAATTCTGTTCGTATGGACTGGGGCGATAACTACGAAGTAAATCTTGGTCAGGCTAATCAAGCATATGAGGCTATGGCTTCTGAGATTCCTGAGATTAAAGAGCTCGTAGAGTCTGACCCTGTGGTTGCAAATCACCCTGCTGTTTTAAAGCTGTTTCACAGGTTAGCGGAAGTGTCGGGGGATACTTTACCACCTGTCGCTAACAACCCAGCTAGTGGTTTTGCTAATCAGAACACTCATGGAGTAAAGACTCAGATTGCTGAGTTAGATGCCGATAATGCATCTTTGATTATGAGTGATCCGTCTTCTTTAAACTTGGCTGACAGGGCTAAGAGACAGGAGATTCTCAATAAACGTGCAAATTTATATTCAAATTTGTACGGAGACGGCTAAAACGACTTGACATTACAAAAAAACAAGGCTATCCAAATAACATTGAGGTAGCCTTTTTTTGGTCTTAATATCAGCTTTAGATAGCCGTTGGTTCCGTTATAACTAGAAGAGTCCGAAAGGGTAGCTCATCGAAAAGCAAACTTCTAATTAAAACCTAAATTATTTAATATCATGGCATATTCTGATCCCGCCTACATGGCACAAACTGGTACTCCTGCTGGGGGTATCACTATCAATGATGCTTATGTGCAGGCTTATAAAGCTGGTTTCGAACAAGCGTACCAGCAAACTGAGTCTAAACTACAGCCTTATTTTGAACAAGAAACACAAAACGAAGAGTTCCAATACTTCGATCGCATCGGCACAGCTGAAGCGATGACTGAGGATGCTACTCGTTACGGTGACAACCCAAATAGTGAGATTGCTCACGATCGCAGACGCATCGGTCTTAAGGACTACGAGCTCGGCAAGTACGTTGATGAAAAAGATCTAAAACGTGTACTTACAGATCCAATGAATGCTTATACACAAGCACTTCTTGCATCTGGTAAGCGTAAGATCGACGACATTATCATCGATAAGTTCTTCGGTGAGGCTTACGTTGGTAAGTCTGGTGGAACTACACGCACTTTTGCTGAAGGCACTACAGACGAAGGTCGTAGTAACATTGTTGTTGGTGGCAAGTCTGCTGGCGACATCACAGCGGTTGGCAACTACGTTGTTGCTGGCGGAGAAACTGAAGGTTTCTCTGTTGGTGCAGACTTCGGAGGGGCTAATTCTGGTCTTACCCTTGCAAAGCTTCGTGCCGTTCGCACTACTATGCTAAGGCTGCATGCGATCGATCAAGACGATACTATCAATTGTTTTGTTTCTGCAAAGCAGTTAGACGATCTACTTGGTATCGATGAAGTAATTAACTCTGACTTCGCAGTCCGTAAGGCACTTGCTGAAGGTAGTGTTACTACGTTCATGGGCTTCCGCTTCATTCACACCGAGCGTCTACCATTATCTACTGGTAATGCTGGTGATGAGCGTCGTGTTATTGTCGCTACTCCAAAAGCTCTTAAGCTCTCTACAAGCACAGCTCTTAAAGGAGATGTGTGGCGTGTTCCTGCTAAGAAAAACATTCCTTACGTTTACTTCAAGCTTGCTGCTGAAGCATCTCGTATGTGGGGTGAAGTTTCTGGCGAAATCCGCTGTAAAGAATAGTACAATTATATTCGTAGTCTCCCCCGTACACTCGGGGGAGACTACTTTCTTGTATGTCGACTACGCCCACTAAGTTAAATATTATGAATGCTGCCTTGCGAAAGGTGGGTAGCTTTCACTTAGAGTCTAATGATACAACCAGCACAACATATGATATAACAAACCAAGCGTACCTTGATGCAATACTTGAAGTGTTTGCAGAGAACGTTTTTAACTTTAATACAAAGCTTGTAGAGCTAACTGCTTTAAACATGTCTGCATATACGAGCCAGCCGTACGAGTATGTGTATAACACACCTAGTGACTTTAATATTCTTGTAAAGATATGTCACCCTACGGAACATTATAATATAACAGAGTATAAGTTTTACAATGGACAGCTTCACTGTAATTACCCTAAGGTTGATATATACTATACTTTTATTCCCGACTTATCATCAACAGCCACTACTTTACCTGCCTTCCTCAATAGATTAGTTGTTTTACATATAGCTCAAAATATATCTATTGAGCTATCAGGTTCTGAGAATAGGCATGAAATACTACACGCACAGTATATAAAAGCCCTTAGAAGATCTCGTATTATAGAGGCTAGACAAGGACCTTCAGAATCAGTTATAGATGACGGGACTTCTAGGTTTATAGAAGTACATCAACGTTATGGCAAGGTATAGCAATGTACAAACTGATTTTTCAGGCGGTCTGATAAGTGACTATGTTTTAGGTCGCACAGACATAAAACGTGTTGGAAACTCTGGCAGAGTTTTTAAAAACTTTTTTCCATCTCTTCAAGGTCCTGCTGTTTTTCGCTCTGGCTTTAAACACTACAATACACTCGCATCTTCTCAAGATAGACTAAGGACAGTTGATGTTGTGTTGGGCACAACTATTCCATATAGAGCAGTATTTAGTGCTGGATTAATTCAAATATACGACGGTGCAGGAGCTTTAAAAGATTCACTGACTTCGACATACTCTGCTTCAGAGCTTGACGACCTTCGTTTTAGCTCTGAAACCGATGAACTACATATAGCACACAGTAACCACAAACCTGCAAAACTCACAGCAGATATTACATTTACACTTATAACCCTACTATCTTTTGATGGGGATACTTTACAAGACAGTCTTGGTAACACTTTACAAGCCAATATTCAAGTGCAGGGCGATAATTCATGGACTCTGTCTGACATGTCTTTTGACGTTGAGCCTTTTTTAGACAAACAACCCACAAGTAACAAATTTACACTTGTTCGAAATGAACGTTATGTAAAAATAACCTCCAGCACTAATTCGTTTGCAAGTATTAAAACCGACTTTGACAGTGGAGGTTTTAGTAAGACATACTACGTTGAATATGAAGTAGAGGGCACTACGTTTTTAGGCAAGGTTGTTCAAGCTAACACAAGTGCTAATTATACGCTTCAGAACCCTCTTGATTCTGTAGTTTTTGTAGAACCTGTAGTGTCTGTAGTAACTATTGAAGATGATGCAGCACAGTTATATCTTTTAGATGCAGAGGAAACTGCTGACGCAGGTGAGCTTAAAGCACTGGATTTAGATGGTGTCCCTGATAACAAGATACATCTTCGATCCGACATTATTATATTTAATGCGGGTCTTATTAACTCGTATGTTCGTGTTGGAGGCGACAGGCGAAATAACAATGTAATTGTAGGGGAGACCAGGACTAATGTTCGCTGGGTAAAGATTAAAGAGCATAGGGGTACAGAAGATCACCCTGTAGAATTTTTTAGGGGAGACTACTCTAACGACGACTACAAAGCTGGAAATGTGTATAGAATATACGAAGGTGATCTTAGTAATGACTTATATCAGCTGGGAGCTAACGTTGAGGGGGATATAAACCAAACAACCGCAGTTTTAACACTTACTGGAAACAGAACATATAGTTTTGTTAATGGTCTTTCTACTGTTAAGGGGTCTAACACAACAAATGATAATAATTTATCAGTACCAACTTCGCCTTACACTATTGGTAACTTGTCTTCACAGAAACAATTTGATGTAGTAGAAGCTTGCAATCTTACAGATGACAGCATCCCTAAGATTGAGCAGGGGGATAATTTAGTCGTGGCAAACAGTTCTACTTTTACAGTAGATGTTATAGCTAATGATGCAATTTTAAACTGCACTGAAGATACTTTTTCTACAACTGTGGATACAGGTAGACATATAATGGGCATCATGGGCTCAGGAAATGTTTTTATGAAAATTAAGGCTGCTACTACTCCGCGTTCAGCCACAGTCACACTTTTAAACCCAGTGCCGCGGAATAAAAGAACCTTGTCTTTTGAAAACGGTGGAGTTTTTGATGAGGTTAAACTAGGGGCTTGGTATGAAGGTAATTATCCTAAGGCTGTGTCTAAGTTTGAGCAGCGTAGAATATATGGTGGCACGAACACCAACCCAAATTATATATATTTTAGTAGGGTAGATGATGAGTTTAGTTTTCAGCCAACACAGGATGACGGTGAGGTGTTAGATACGGATGCAATAACTTACGCGTTAGCAAACAGAAATGCAGGTATACGTTGGATGAACGCTGCAAAGGATTTAGTTATTGGCACTACTGGTGGTATTTATAGAATAGTCCCGAACCAGTACCAATATGGCATTAGCCCTAAAACTATTCGCATGGAGCTAACTGAAGAAGAGCCATGTGCTTTACAAGCGGAGACAGTTGGAAGTTCTGTATTTTACCCCGATCAGTCGGGAACTCGTTTGATGGAGTACAGATATGATCAAAGTATAAACAGTGCCTCCTCTAATGATGTGTCTAAGCTTATATACGGGGTATTTATAAAAGACCCCATTGCACAGATTGCATACCAGCATGCGCCTCAGCCTAGAATATGGGTTCGGACTGTTGGGGGTAAGTTGTTTTGTTTATCGTACCACAGACAGGAAGAGTTTTATGCTTGGTCTGAGCAGGAGTTAGCAGACAGTGACACAGTTCTAGATATATCTGTCCTACATAAAGGATCTTCAACAAACTTAGACCAAGTATGGGTGATTGTTAGAAGAAGTCTTCCTGGATATACAAATCCTTCGATAAGGACAGAGGTTTTATCTGAGCCAGATATTGCGCAGACTTTAAACTACCCAATGTTGGATAGTTATTTAGAATACAATACTTCCAATGCTACTCCTAGCGCGGGAACTATATATGGTATATTGGGTAACTCCAATATAGCTCTTATTGATAATGGAGAATATAAAGGTTTGTATACGCATACTGCAGCTAGTGCTTATATTGATGCTGCTGCTAGCGGTAGAACCATAATTTTAGGGCTTCGTTATACTGGCGAGTTGCAGATGATGTTTCCGACATGGGACGCACAGAACAAGCCTGCATATGGAGCAGACACAGCCCGTATAATATCAATTAGAGCATTTCTTATTAATTCGTTTATTTTTAAAATTGGCATAAAGAACAAGTTTGATACAATTCAACTTTCTACAGACTACGGAGTTAATGGAGGGTTTACAGGTTTTGATAAAGAAAGACCTGTTGCGGGCTCGACTTTTGGCGTAGATAATGTACCAACTATTAAACATGAAGAACCATACCCTTTAACTGTTGCATCAATTATAACGAAAACTGATTTAAACTAAGATGGAGATTATAGCAGTAGTATCAAGTTTAGCCTCAGGCATAACCCAGTACATGGGAGCGCAACAACAGGCTAAGGCTCAGCGTCAAGCAGCTGATTCTGCGATAGCTATGGGTAAATACAATGCTCAGATAGATGTCAACAACATGGTGGCGGAGCAAGGTGATCTTAAATATATTGAAGCCGCAAACTCTTTAAAGAAAAATCAAATATTACAAAAAACAACCTTTGAACGTGACGATCTAGAAAAAAAGCAGCGTAGAGAACTTGCTACTGCAAGAGTGGGAATGGGGCTTGAAGGCACATTTGATGATGTTTTTAGGTCTGCAGAAATTCAAGGTTATAATAACTTAGCTAGGTTTGATTTTGAAGCCGCACAACAAACTTCACAACTTTCTAGCGAAATTGCAGATTCAGGACGACAACTAGGGTATTCCTACCAGCGAGGTCAGGCTAATCGAGATTTAACTTTGCGTACTGCTGCTAACAACGCTACGCAGTTTAGAAATCAAGCAAAACAAACTCAGTTAGCTGGTACGGCTAATTTATTTGGATCTTTAGGTCAGACTTACACAATGGGAAAAGATCTTAAGGTTTTTAATTAATTATGGCTATTAGAGTTACACCAAAACAAGAAAAAGCACCATTTTCAGCTTTTGATACCACATCAAACTTTAGAAGTGGTCTAATAGGTGTTAGCCAAGCTTTTGGACAGGTTGGTCAAGCTGCTGCTAGTTATGCTAGATCTATTCAAGAAAAGAAAGATGAGGCTCAAGTACAGCTGGCTAGTAAAGCAGACGCAGAGCGTCAGGTGCAATATAAAACTGCTTTGGACGCTTTAAACACTGGTGTTAGTAATAAAATTGGATTAAAGGGTATTCAGGAGTTACAGGACAATGTTATGTCTGTTGTTGGTACTCCTTTGTCTAGTTTTTTACCTGAAGATTCCCCTGTAGCGTTGACTAGTGAAAAAGCAATGTCGCGCTATAATAACAATTTTTATAAAGATACTGGAAATCTACAAGCAAGGTTTGAGGCTAATAATGCTCAATCTGTAATTATAGATACAGCTGAAGAAAGAAGCGATGCGCTCCGAAAAAAAATAAATACTGTTTTAGTTAATCATTTTGGTGTTGGAACTCCAATATCTGTTTTTCGGTCTATTATAAACGATTCACTTTTTACTAGTACGGAAGGAAAGGATGTTTACAGCACTGCTAAAGGTCTTACAGCAGAAGGGCGTGAAGCTTATTTGGAATCTATTGGGAAAACTATGCTTGGTTTTGCACAGGTAGAACTTGAAAACACAGCTAGCTCTCAGGATTTAGCAGTTAAGAAAGACGAGCTTAGAGAGTTTATTTCTGCCAACCCTGAAATGAATTTTGATGCAACAGATATTGGCAGATTAGAAGACGCTTACGATTCTAGGTTAAAAGAACTCAATGATCCTGCTGTTCTTAGGGCTAATACTGTGGACGCAGTAAAGGATGTAATTTTGGCTGTAGATACTAGGTTAAAGAGCGACATGGTTTTACCAAAAGAAGCTGCTAGGATGTTTATAGATTTAGAGGTAGTGGAGGACAGAGCATCTACTGTTCTTAAACCAGGAGGTGACAACTATAAGTCATTACAGGCTACGCTTAATTATGTTAGACAATTTTTACCTATAGATTTTCCAGCAGGGGGCAGCGCAGAACTTTTACAAGGCGAGTATGCTGAAAAAATAGATTCTATGCAGACTCCTTATCAAGCATTGTTATTTGAAGCTCTAAAACTAAGCAGCCCAGAAGATGTTCGTGCCTCAGAAATAGTAGGAGCAAGATTAAATACATTTGGTTTGGATACAACTCGTAGAACTAAGCTAGAAAACAGACTTTCAACAGATGTAACCCAAATTAAAAGTAAACTAGCAAGCGGAGACGCTTCTTTTTATGGCGATCTAAATCCAGTTAAGAGACGGCTTGTGCTACAAGCTCGTGCTGGCGATGAAGCTGCGCGCTTACAACTTTTGTTAGAGTACAATCAGTTTGCAAAAGAGGTTAAGGCTACTAGTGGCACTCTTATGGGTCAGCCTGTACCTAGTACTTTTTTTATTCCACAACAACAACCAATACCTAGTTCGCCAGAGGGCATGGTTGAGCATATTAAAAATAATATAAAAATTAATGGTGATTCTGCAACAAATTTTTATGGAGGTGTTCAAATTGCAAATTCTGATGGGTTAAGTCCAGAAGAGCATGCCTACTATCGTGGTATGTGGCTTTATACTAATCAAACACTGCGAATGCAGTATAACGGTGAGAAGCTTGATCCTGAAACGGCAGTTAATACAGTGCTTTCAGCTTATTTTGATGGCGAAAAGTTGCCAGAAGAAAGTAAAAAACTTGTGAATGAAGTTATTGAGGAAGACTCGTCACCTATGTCTTCTTTTATAAATAGTCTTAAATACACTGATCAAATAGAGGCAAGTGAGGCTCTACAGCAAATTATCTATGGTCAGCTCTACAAAGCATCTACTTCTACTAGTCCTTTAGACCTAACAAATAAAGATAAGGTAGTTGCTTACTTGAATAAAAGCATAGAAGAAAAAACACTTCTTCCTTTATTTGGGTACACAGAGCAAAATGAAAGTGGTAGTTATACAAATATTCCACCTGAGATTGCTGTAGAGGATATTGATTATAAAAGAGAAGCTTCTCTGCGTGGGGAAGGTTTTTTTGGAGCTCCTGGTCCTGGTGTTTTTGCTAGAATGGTTGCCCCGCTAACAAGGCTTAAAAGGGATAAAGCGGAAGCCTTAATAGTAGGAGATTATTGGAAGTTTTCTGTTATTGGTTCTTTGACTCAAAAGTATGATCTTGATGTAATTAAAAGAGCTACTAAAGATTTAGCACAACAAAGTGTTCCTGCACCTAGTGGGTTTACAGGTCCTAATATACCTAATGTTTTTAGTGTTTCTGCACAAGACACAGACACCCGCAGAAGTTTCACAGAAGCACTTATGAGAGGTTTTGACAACAACCTTGTTGATATGGGTGAAGGTGTCCAGCAAGGACAGGCGCGTATTGGGTTACCAATTTGGGAGCAAAACCAAAAAACTGGTGCAGTCGAACAAAGAGTTTATGTTGAATATTTTGACGGTAACAGGTACACTAGAGTTCACGACAGAGGAGAACCTTTGTATGTGACTTTAAATCAGGCAAAAGATTTGTACGATATAGTTTTTGATAAAGAAGTTACACTTGGAGGTAACGATGGAACTTTTGCAGATAAAAATATTCGAAGAGAGTCTGTTTTAGACGAGCTTTTTAATGATTAGAGCACCCCTTAGCACAGCTCGGTATGAGCAATTAAAGTCCTATGAAGAAATTAATGGTCTGCATAGTACGACAGACTACGGTGCGTGGAAAGGTTTAAGTGCATCTTTTCATAACGGCATGTATAACAATGTAACGATGACTTTAGCTAAGTGGCTAAAGAAAAGATCGTTGGCTGATGATGATGCTCCTGCTGTGACTAAAGAGCAGTTTGAAAAGACAAATGCCTATAAGTATGGTTTAGACTACAGAGCTGATGAAAATGAGGCGCAACTAGAGTGGCGTATACACCAAGGCGCAACAAACTTTATAAACAACGAGTATATTAGCGGGCAGAAAAGAACAATAAGAAACTTAGCTGGTGCTTTTGCAGGTGGTATGTTAACTGATCCTTTAGCTTTTGCGCCAGTAGCTCTGCCAAGTAAAGGTGCTAAGCTTGCTCAGTTAAATATGTTAGCAGGAAATAGAGTTGCTGCTACGTTTCATGGAGCAAGTTCTACATTTAAAAATGTTTTAGCGGTAAATGCAGGATATGAAGTTCCTTATGCTTTTATGCAAAACGATTTAGGTGTACAGGAATATACGCTTGAGCAACTGCAGTTGTCGGCAGCGATGAATCTTGGTTTTGCAGGTTTAATTAGTGGTGTGCGCGGTTACGCTATAAACAATGCAGCTCTACGAAATAAAAATATTATACGTCAGGAAAAGGAATTACGAAAGCTTTTTGAATCAGATGATCTAAGAACTGCCTTACTTCAAGCTTCTGATGAGCAAAATTTTGTTCTTAATAGAATGTTTGATCAGTATCCAGAAATAAGAGACTGGGCAGCGGGTCGAAGCACTACACGCCTAACTGCGGAGCAAGATCTTATAGCTTCAAAAATTCTTCTTATGCATGAGACAAACTTACAGATAAGAGCTTTGTCTGTAATTTCTGCTAAGAAGTTAGCTAGCCGGGCTAATAAAGATACTGTAAGGTCATTACTGCTTTTACAAAAAAGACGGATGAGGCGATTGTCTGAGATAGTTTTATTTGGTAAGGGTAGAAACAATCTTAAACCAACAGATGCAGCACTGTTAAAAGAGGCAGACTTTCGAATAGTTCGGGCACACCAGGTTCACCCAACAATAAAATCTATAGTTCCTGACATTGGTTTTGTATCTCATGCTGCTCAAGTTTACGGCAAAAAATTAGTCGATCGTGTTGCTGAAGCTGATAACTTACGAAGAGCGTATGTAGACTTAGAGAAGACTGCTTATGATACATACAGGACACAGTATTCTCAAAGACAAATAAAAGAGTTTTTTATAGACCCCGCAAAAGAAAAATTTGAAAGAGCTGTTAGCGAGATAACAGATATTATAGGAGATAATTACTCTATGATGCTTGTAGAAGCTCAGAGAGCAGTTGATAATATTTTTTATGGCAGGGACGTTACTAGTGTTATATTAGAAGATGGTCCTGTGTCTAAAGAGGGGAGTGTAACTTTGGGCGCAGCTAAGTTTGGAGAGCCTCTTATTACCTATATAAACCAACCTTACTTTTTTCTTTCTAGGACTGCTAATGAGCTGCAAGGTATACAAGCAACTAAAGTTCTAAACATTGCAAATTATAAACTTAAAGATGGTTTTACATCCTCTGAGTCTGCGGCTTTTGTTAGTGTGTTTCGTACACTAATGCACGAAACAGTACACCATATAGAAGATATAGATCCTAAAGCTTATGATATACTTCACACTTCTGCATTGCAGGCTGCTGCTGATTATAACGAAGGTTTGGGTGTAAATCTTGCTTTGTATGATAAAGCTCGGAAAATAGGTTACGAAAACGTTGTTGATACTTTTGGAAAAAAAGTAGATACAGCCGCAAAAGAAGTTGCTCCTAATTTAATAGAGTTTGCTATTACACAACCTGCTTTTTGGAATAGGCTAAAACAAGTCGATCCTGCTCTTTATACTAAAATGGCAAAGACTTTTGATTATCTTCAAGACACTTTAAATAAAACTTTAAACAAACATGATAATATTCCTGCTGTTAAGCAAATAAAGTCTATAACAGACTCGAGTAAGTTAGCATCAACAATAGCTGAGAATATAATAGCTATTAAGAACAGCGCAGATTTTCAAGCAAATGTTAAAAGAGCTGAAGAAGGAGCACAAGCAAACTTAAGTAATGTATTTGATCCCGATAATTCTGCATTGTCAGTAGCTCGTTTTGAAGAGAACGCCAAAGCACAAAACAATTTTATGGGCGATCCTATAGCTTTTATTGACGACTCAATAGCAAAACTATTAGGAGGAGACGAAACAGTTTTACCAGCTTTACTTTCGCTGTCAAAAATACCTTCTGCTAAACTACCCCCAGCCTTAAATACTTTTATAACAGAGATGGAAAATAAGGGGCATAGTTGGCTTACAGCTGATGTAGCTAACAATATGATTTCTAACATTCAAGCGGCTCAAAAACGAAATAAAGAAGTAGCTAAGATTGTTTTGAAGAATAAAGATTTAAAATCTACTTTAAATAATTTAGTAAAGTTAACTAACGAAGGACTTCCGTTAGAAGTTGCTCAGCGTGTAGGTTATATTCTATTGGATGAGACTGCCGATGCAGCTGTTAAAATTGGTAGGGTAAATGACTTTCTTGCTACAGAAGCACATGCAGTTGTTTTAAGAACTATGCATGACAGGGTAACCTACGAAGGTTTAAATAGTTTAGTTAATAAACATCGTTCAGCTAAAAAAAGGATTGATCAGTTATCTACTTTTATGGACGGCAGTCGTCGCCAAGGCGTGGACTTAGGTACGTCTTTGCAGACCTATAAGACCATTCAGAAACAGCTAGATCAAAACCCTTTGCTAGATTATTTAATAGACAACGGCTTGTTTGAATTATTTTTAGGGGAAGACCCTACAAAGTATATGTCTTCTTATGTTAATACTACAATAGGTAATAAGAATTTAATTGCTTTGTACGGCACAGAGTTAAAACAAGCCTCTGTGTTATTCCACAGAGATATAATGGATGCATTAGCCACTGGTAAAATACCTAAAAAATGGCAGGGCGTTAAAGTTTGGGAAGGTCTTGTTGATACTATTCGTAAGACTAATAAAAACCAACTATCGCAGATGAATGCTTTAGGCATTACAATTCGAGATCGTCAGGGGTTTTTAGGCTACAGTATGACTTATGATAGAGCCTTTGTAAAAAACATGGGTTATGAAGCTTTTGAAGCTAAGATGCTAGAGATGATTGACATGAGGGAAACTATAAAAGCTCATGGAGGTCTTATGGCTGAACGTCCTAGTTCTACTAAGTCGGGTTTAAAAGATGCAGGTAAACACAAGTTGTTTAATCCAAAAACTTTTCTTCGAGGGTTATATAATGAAATTGTAGATGGGGAGTTTATTCAAGACACTGATATAAATAATCCATCTGTGCTTGGAGGTTATCGTAAGGCAGCTAAAATTGTATTTAAGAAAAATAAAAGAATTGACGCACTTGTAGAGTTTGGCAACCGCAAGAACATGGGTCGATTTATGTTAGAGCAGATAGCAAGTCGTTCTGAAAATATTGCTTTGGTAAAACATGTTGGTCACGATGCTAACGGAGCACTGCTTTCTTTAATACCACCACAGGCAACAGCGATATCTAAGTTAAAGACAAAAGCTACTGTAGACCAAGTAACTGGTAGATTAGACACTCCTGTTGATGCTAA